AACACCGCGCGGTTCTTTGGCTACGCGCAAGTTAGAATCGCGGGCGCCTGGGGCTTCGCCAGCGTGCCAGACGACGTCAAGCAGGCCACCATCGTCGCCGTCGCGAGCGCCGTTCGGCGTGACGTGCCAGCGCTTGACCTGAACGACTTTGGCGACCCGCGCCAGCTCACCGCTGAGCGGCCAATCAACTACGCGCTACCGGCCGCCTCACTACGGATGCTGAGTCCCTACAAGCGGCCTGCCATCTAATGCCCGTCACCTACAAGAGTACGGCGCCGGTTCTCAAGGCGGCACTCTTTACCGCCCTGGCCGCGCGCACCGGCTTGTCTGGCGTCACCATCAGCTACGGGGCGCCGCTACCCAGCGCGCCGCGCGAGTTCATTGCCCTGGGCGACATAAGCGGCTCACAAGAGTTTGCGGCGCTTGGCCACCTACGCAAAGATGAAACCTACACCCTCACCGTCTACTGCTCAGTCCTCCGCGAAGGCAACCAGCAGCAAACCTGTACGGAGCGCGCCTTCACCTTGGCGGCTGAGCTAGAAGACTTGTTGCGCGCCGACCCCACCCTTGGAGGCGTCGTGCGCGTGGCGCAGCTCGCGCAGCCCTTCCAGCTAGAAGAATTCGCCAACGACCAGGCGCGTCAATCCGTACTCACCCTCGGCGTCGAAGCCGCCGAAAGTATCTAGGAGAACGACATGAAAAGCATCAGCTACAAAGGACCTCATCAAGGCGTAGTAATCCCGCTGGCTTCTGGCGTGGTATACGCCTGCGACCTTGGCGGCGACGTTGAGGTGCCAGACGAGCTTGCCGCTGAGCTAATAGCGCGCGGCGACTGGAAGCCAACCAAACCAACCAAACCAACCAAGCAGCCCGAGAAGGGCAAGGAGTAGTCCACTATGGCCATTCGTTCAGGTCTTGCCGCCCAGCTCGGCATCGGAGTAGAATCAACCTGGGGATCCGCAGTAACTCCCACCAGGTTCTATGAGTTCAATGACGAGAGCCTGGCGCTCACCATCGAGAGGATCGAGTCGGAAGGCCTGCGCGCAGGCAACCGCGTCCTCCGTTCAGACCGTTACTCGGTTGGCCAAAAGGCCGTCGCCGGAAGCGTCTCTATGGACGTCACGGCGGAGAACATCGGCCTGCTGATGAAGCATGGCCTGGGCGCCAACGCCAGCGTCAATACAAGCGGCACCGTTTACACGCATACGGCTACGCTCGGCGACCCTTACAGCCTTGGCTTGACGCTTGAGGTTGGCCGCCCAGGTAACGACGGCACCGTTCGCGCGTTCACCTACAACGGCTGCAAGATCAGCGAGTTCACGTTGTCCAACTCAATCAACGAGCTGCTCAAGGCGGAGTGGCAGTTCATCGGTAAGGACGAAGCTACCGGCTCAACCACAACGGCCAGCTACCCCGCCAGCCAAGAGCTTCTTTCGTTCGTTGGCGCCACCATCTCGATAGCGGGAAGCGCTTACGAATGTAAAGACTTCTCCGTCACCGTCGCCAACGGCTTGGACGCTGAGCGTTACATCCTCGGCAGCCAAACCATCAACCAGCCAGTCGCCGCCGCCATGACAGAAATCACCGGCGAAATCACCGCTGAGTTCAAGGACCTCACGGCTTACAACCGCGTCGTCAACGCTACCCACGGAAGCATCTCCGCGACCTGGGTCGGCAGCTCAATCACCGGCACGTACAAGCGCGCCGTTACGGTGACGGTTCCGGTGGCGCGGTTCGATGGCGACACCCCGAACGTCGGCGGTTCAGAAGTCCTTGACCAGAAGCTCACCTTCAAGGGTCTGTACGATGGTAGCCAAGAGGCCATCACCATCGCCACCGTGAACACCGACACCACGGCCTAAAACCTTGTCCCAGGTCATACTGATTCCTGAGTACAATGCCTGGCGCCGTAGCGTCAAAGCGTTGGATACTAACCTTGATAAAGAAGTCAAGGTTGGCCTCAGGAAGATTGGCGTCAAGGTGGCGACCAAGGCGCAACAAGAAGCCCAAGCGCGCGGCTTCAGCGCCTCCGGCGACCTTGTAAAGAAGATCAAGCCATCAGCCAAGATGAAGTCTCTAGACATCATCGAGAAGGCCAAGCGGCCGCCCGCGGAGCAGCCAGGTTTGCGCGGCGGTAAAACCACGCGCGCCGACTACCCGTACCCTTACATCTATGAGTACGGCGGCCGTACGGCTGGCGGCTCGCGCGTTCAGCGCGCGTTCTTGGCGCCAGCCGTCGCCGCCAGCACCACCATCATTCTTGATGGCCTTTCAGACGTCATGACCGAAACCGCCCGCAAGGCTGGTTTCATTCAGTGAAACCCCTAAAGAGGAGTAGGTAAGAATGAAGATCAAGACGCCCGTCGGAACGATTGAGGTGCCAGAAGAGTTCACCCTCAGGGAGATGAGGATGATAAAGGACGTCTCCGGCCTTCTACCAGGCCAGATTGAAGAAGCCCTTGATCAGGGCGACACGGGCGTCATCACCGCCCTGGTGCTCGTCTCAGCGTACCGTTCAGGCAAGCGCCTAGACGAAGAAACCGTCTTGGATTGGAAACTCACCGACCTTGAGTTCATCGACGACGAAGAAGAAGACGAAGACGAGGCGCCAGCCAAGGGGAAGAAGAAGCCAAACCCTACCTCAGCCTGACCGCAAGAGACTTGTGGGCGCCGACCCTGGCCAGGGTATACGGCATCAGGCCGTGGGAGGTTGATGACCTCACGCTAACCGAGCTAGAAGCCCTGGCCGAAGACATAAAAACGATGAACCAAGCGCGGGAGCGTTGATGGCTAAACAACTAGAAGTCAAAGCGCGGCTTCTGGCCGACGACAAACCTTACGTTCATGGCATCAAGCGTGCTGAGGCCGCAACCAATCGCTTCAACCGCGCCCTAAAAAAAACTAGGGTCAACCCGTTCGGTTCTATAGGTAAAAGCGCCATCCGCGCCGCCGCGGGAGTGGCCAGCCTTTACGGCGCTTACAACCAGAGCAAGAAGGCCGTCAAGGCCACAACCGACCTCGCCAAGGGCACCGCCCAGCTTACCCGTACAACCAAGCTGAGTAACCGCGACGCGTCATCATTCGTAGCGATTACAAAGATACGTGGTATTGAGACGCTCAAGGTGGCCACGTCGTTTACCGTTCTGTCGAGGCAGATGGTAGCCGCGACCGACGGCACTGAAAAAGCCCAGTCAGCGTTCAAGGCGCTTGGGGTTAGCCAGGCCACGCTCAAGACGGGCAACACAACTAAAGCGTTCATGGAAGCGGCCGACGGCCTCAGCAAGATGGAGGTTGGCGCCAAGCGTAACACCCTGGCCGCGCAGGTCTTTGGCCGTGGCTACCAAGCCATGTACCCGCTGCTGCTAAAAGGTTCAGCGGGAATCAAAGAGCAGATGGTTCTGGCGCAATCTTTGGGCGCAACACTAGATGACGCCGCCATGAACTCATTCGCTAAGTTCCGGCAAGCTCAGTTTGACGCCCAGCTTGCCGTGATGGGCTTGCGCGTTCAGCTCGGTTTGGCGTTGCTGCCTACGTTGACTACGTTGATTACAAAACTTGTTCAGACGATTGTTCAATGGCGCAACGGAACCGGCGCCGCGGGCGCGTTCAAAGATAAACTGAACGAGGTTGTAACGGCCATCAACATCGCCATGGAGCCGCTGACCGGCTCAGAGAACAAGGTGCGTAACCTGGCGACCGCGTTCGCGCTGCTGGGCGCCGCCATAACGGGCGGTAAGATTGCGTTCTCGCTGGTTGGAATCGGCAGCAGTTTGGCTATGGCTTTCAGCAACCCAGTCACTGCTACTATCCTCGCTATTGGGGCGGCCGTAATCGCCCTGGGCGCCGCTTTCGTTCTAGTGTATAAAAGCTCATCACAAGTGCGCGGCCTGGTCGCCAAGGTTGGCCAGGCGCTCAAGCCAATCTTCAAAGACGTAAAGGCCGAGTGGGACAAGTCGTTGCCCGCCATCAAGTCTTCGGTCAGCAAGCTGCTCAAATCCATCGGCACGCTCTTTAGGGAGCTAAAGCCCGTCGTAATGCCAATCATGAAGGCCATAGCCTTCTCGATGAAAAGTACCTTCAGGGCGCTTGGACCGATTATCAGCTTCGTTGCTGGCCGCATGGCAGCCCTGGCGGGAGACGTTCGCAAGCTAAGGTCAGCCATCAGCGGTATGGTCAACTTTGCGAAGGGCGCTTTCAAGAGCTTCAAGGACGCCGCCGTGAGCGCCTTCAACGTTGCGGCGGCACCAATCCGCGTGCTCGGTGACTTACTTCAGCGCGTCAAAGACTTGCTGAACAACATGCCTAGCGGCGGCGCTATTGGTAACCTGCTCGCCAAGATTGGCAGCAAACAACAAACCCTTGCTCAGGCGCGCGCGCTGGACGTCAAGGCTGCCACGCCGTTCGGCGTAGGCGGCGAGGTTGAGTTGCGCGAGGCGCAACGTGACGCCGCCAAAGCCAAAGGCAAGAGAGCTAAAGCCCGCGCCGAGGCGCGCGTCCGTATTATTGAGGCGCGGCAAAACCGCCAGGAAGCCAAAGCTACCCTGAAGACGTTCATTGCCGGTATTGTAGAGCAGATCAAGCAGTCTCGAATCAGCCAGATTCTGAGCGGCGCCGTTGACCAGATGGTTGGCGGCCGCACCTTGACTGGCGCGAACCGCATCAACGTCACGGCCAGCCGTGAGGCGCGCTCCGAGCGCGAGTTTACCAGGTCGCGCGCCAGCCTTGAGGGCGCCATCAGCCAGGGCGAAAAAGACATCAACGACCCTAAGGTTCAAGCGCGCTTGGCGCGGCAGAACCTGGCCTACGAGAGGCGCATCGCCGCCGCCAGGCGGGCGGGCAACCTTGACCTCGTTGACCAGCTCACCAGCGAGAAGGAAGCGCTCAACGCGCGCTACGGACCGGAGTACTTGGCCAACCTTAGAGACCAGCTCGCGCAACTCAACGAAGACGAGATTGACCGCACCAGTGAGGCCGCCGCCAAAGCCTTCGCGGATTCCGTTGGCGCTAACCTAACGGCCGCCCTTGACGCCCTCTTGAACGGCGGCTCAGTTGGTCAGTTCTTCGCTAAGATTACGGCACTGCTGGCTGGCACTGGCGTGACGCCTGGCGACGTGGCCGCTGGCGGCGGAGCCGCTGGCGCCGGAGGCGCGGCCGCCATAGTGTCGCCCGCCAAGCCACTCAAAGACCGAATCCGCGAATGGCTTGCTAAGAAACCTAAAGGCACGAAGGCAAAGCCTAAAAGCTACGCCGCCTCGGTCATTGCCGCGGCGGTTGGCTCAGACCAAGCTACCGTCTTCAAGAACCGGCCAACGGTTACCGGCTACCGTGTCGAGAATAAAGCCAACGGCGGCGCGCTCACGCCTGGCGCGTTCACCCTCGTCGGTGAGACTGGACCGGAGATGATAGTTGGCGGCGCTGGCGGCAGCGTCATGAGCGCTACGCGCACTAAACACCTGGGCGCCCAGGCCGGAATGAACATCACCATCAACGCGTCGGGCGCCGCCGCTAACGACCCTCAACTGCTAGCAAGGGAGCTAGGCTGGCAACTGGCCACTAGACGATGATCTCTACTATCACTTTTACGCCGCCAGGCGGCTCTGCCTTTACGCTCCATTCGACGGCCGCTGGCTCCAAGCGCGTCGTCACCAGGGCGGAAGGCCTCCAGGGCGTGCCAGCCATTCGGGAAGTCAAGACGCTACGCGGCCAGCAGTCCGGCGCCTACGTGCGTTCCAAGTTCACTGAGGCGCGCCTCATTACCCTTGAGGGCGAGATTATTGGCAGCAACATCGAGGACTCCTTTGATGAGTTTGACGCCGTTGAGAAAGCGCTTTACGCCTCCATCTCAACGGCTGGCGTTCTCAAGTGGACGCGCTCCACAAGTGGCCAGGCGCTCCAAGCGGATTGTCAGTTGGCGTCCGTTCAGCCGCTGACCCTGGTTGGCGGCTCTAACTTGATCCAATACCAAGTCAGTTTCACCGCTCCTGACCCGCGCGTCTATGACCAAGCCCTCAGCCAAGTGGTTAGCTCAACCGTAACGAACGCCGCCACGGGCGCAACGTGCGCGTTCACGAACGCGGGCACCATTCCATCACCGCCCGTTCTGCGCGTCTACGGCGGTATTGTGGCGCCGGTCGTGCGCCTGGTTTCGGGCGGCGCTGGCTTGACGTTCAGCAGCACCGTGTCGGGCGGCGACTACTTAGAGATCAACACTCAGAACCGTACCGTCAGAACCAACGGCTCAACCAACGCCCTGGCGGGCTTGACCGCCAGCACGAGCGAATGGTTTGACTTGCCGGTTGGCGCTGACTCAGTCAAACTTACTGGCTCATCCATTACTGGTTCGCCGCGGTTGGAACTAGACTTTCGTTCAGCCTTTACCTAGGAGACAGCATGGCCGATAACGTAGACATTACACCTGGCACCGGCAAGACCGTCGCCACCGATGACATCGCTGGCGTCCAGTACCAGCGGGTCAAAGTAACCTGGGGCGCGGACGGCACCGCTACTGACGCTTCGGCCAGCGCGCCGCTGCCCGTAACCGTGGCCACCATCACCGCGATAGGTGATGGCCGCAAAGTTGTTGCCACCGCCACGACGCGCGTTCAGTTGGCCACCTCAACCGCCGTCAAGCAAGTCGTGATTACGGCTGAGACTGACAACACTGGCTACGTAGTGGTTGGCGGCTCAACGGTCGTAGCGGCGCTCGCTACCCGCACTGGCGTCCCGCTCAATCCGGGCGACAGCGTTGCCCTTGAGATTGACAACCTGGCTGACATCTGGCTTGACTCTATTGTCTCTGGCGATGGCGTCACGTACGCTTACTTCTCGTGAGCTTGGCGCTTACCCGCAATCCGGCGCAGTTCCAACGGCCGTTCTCTGACGCCACGACCGCTGCGCAGTCAATCTCGAATAATGCTCAAACCGTGGCTAACTTTACGTTCGCCGCTGAGGTTGACAACGGCCTCTCGACGACCGGCACCGCGCTATACAGTAGCGGCGATGACCGCATCTACTTGCGGCGCCCTGGCGCTTGGCTAATCTCGGCGACGACCGTCTGGGCGTCGAACGCCACCGGCTACCGCGTTGTTACCATTCAAGTCGATGGCGTCCTCAAAGCTCAGAACGTGAACAACACTGCTGGCGCCCTTGTGATGGCTCAAACCGTTGAGACCCTTTACTACTCAACGGGCGGCAGTACCTACGCCACCGCGCTCGTCTACCAGAACAGCGGCGGCGCCCTATCAACTACCACTGACTTCCATGCCGTCTGGCTAGGGGCATTATCGTGACCGTCGCCATTACACGAAGCCCAGCCGCGTTTCAGCGTCCATTCTGCGACGCCACAACCGCTTCACAATCAGTCGCGAACACTACGAACACTACCGCTGATCTTCCAGCTACGGCCACGGTTGACAACGGCCTCGCGACGACCGCTCAAGCCATCCTGGACGGAACCAACAACCGCGTCTACTTGCGCCGCGTTGGCGTCTGGCACATCAGCGCAAAAACCGCCTGGGCGGCGAACGGCTTCGGCAAGCGCCTCATTAGGCTTGAGGTGACGAGGCCGAGCGCCGCGTTGACCGCGACGCAGAATACGAATGACGCCTTTACTGGCTTCTTTGGCGCTACGCACACGGTTGACGCGCTCGTTTACACCGCCTCCACCGAGTCATACGTGCAGGCCATTCTTTACCAATCAAGTGGCGGCGCCCTCTCAACAACCACTACCGTCCGGGCGGTTTGGCTCGGCACTCATCTTTAGGAGCGGGCGATGCCAACCTCAGCCCAGCGCGCCGCCAGAAACATCAAGGTTCCTTACGCTGAAGCTACGTTCAGTTTGACGCTTGCGAACAACTCGTTTGCGTCACCGAGCGCGTTCACTAGCGTACAAGATAACGGCCTACAGACGCTTGGCTTCAACATCGTCAATACGTCCGGTTCGTTGACCCTTGGCGCGAAGGGCGCTTGGCTTGTAACCTCAACCGTAACTTGGGCGGCTGGCGCTGCGAGTACCTACAGAATGGTGAGTTTGATTCTAAACTTTGCTGGCGGCACTCACGGCGAAGACATAGTTCTTTCGCCGGTCACGAGCGCGTTTGACCAGAGCACAGCGGCCACCATTCAGGTTGCTACCAACCCTGGCTATTCAGTCCTACCGCAGCTCTACCAGAACAGTGGCGCGAGCAACGCTTGTACGGGCGTCGTGCGCGCCATTCACCTGGGCGGTATTACACCATGAGCCTACTACTGCTCTTCTCGAGCGAATACGTTTACAGCCTCGCTACGGCTTCCATCAAAGAGACGCTCGGCCTGGGAACCGCGCGCAACGAATGGGCGTTCGTTCTAGCGACCTCAAGTGGCGCGCCATACGACGTTCTTGACCCAGCCATCTTGAGCGCTGAGTTGACGTACAGCCGCTCAGAAGCAACAACCCTCAACCTTACCCTCCAGGGGGAAGACGACCGCGCCTACAACATCATCTACCAGCTCACCCAAACCGCGCCGCGCGTCTACGCGTACCGCGACTCTGTTCTGTACTTTGCTGGCCAGGTGGTCGCCATCAAAGAATCCGCTGAGGAAGACCTGGCCATGGTCGTCACTTGCGTTGACGCGTTGGCCACGCTTCAGCAGCGCCTAACTGACCTTGACTTTGAGGCGTACGACGAAGGCGCCAGCGACCTAATCGCGGGCACCCTAACTGATGGTCAGAACAGCCTGCTGGCTCAAGCCAACGCCACCGCGACGACTGGCCTAGTCGCTGGCACCGTTACGACTTCTATTGGCGTTGAAACCTTCTCAACATCGCGCGACGTTTGCTACGACAAGCTACGAGAACTCTGCCAGCTTGTTACCGGACCTGACGTCAAAGTACGACCCGTTGATGGCGGCGCCACTTACGGCTACCTAGACGTCGGCAACCTTTACGTCAGTAGCGCTACGGTCGCGAGCTTCGGTTACGGCGCCGGTACACTCGGGAACCTAACGTCCTTCGAGTGGGAGGTGACGCCACCTTTGACGCGCGTCATCTGCGTCGGTACTGAAACTGAGGGCGCCAGCGTCATCGACGGGAACGTGACCACCGCTGAGGCTAAAGTTGGCGTATGGCAAGGTCAGGTCAGCAACAACGATCTCTACTTGGAGGATGATTGCGTGAACGCCGCGAACGCCGCCGTCCGCCTTGATTGGACCACGGCCGTTACGTTCACGCCTGACCCCGCCGTGACGCCCAGGCCGCTGCGCGACTACAACGTCGGCGACCTGGTTAGCGTGCGCGCCAAGCGCGGCTCCATGCTTTACAATGGCAACTTGCGCGTCCGCTCTATTGGCGTCACAATCGATGACAGCGGAGTTGAGGTTGCGCACCGGCTTGAGTGCGAGGCGGGCGCGCCTGGCCTTGGCCAGCAGACTGACGCTACCGGCTTGACGGTCGCTGCTACTGACGCCGCGGCCGCGGCGAACAGCTTGGCTCAAGGCTTCTCCTGATGGCTGACTTGTCTAAGCGGGGCGACTTGATTACAACCATAAAAGACGCTGACAAGCGCTTGAGGAAGATTGAGCGGCAGGTGGCGGTCCCGCGCACTACATCTTCCATTATCACAACAGCTCAAGGTATTACAACCACCTCGTCAACCCCAACCACGGCCGTGGCTTTGGCTACTACTGACATCCTCACGGTTGTCACAACCACACAATGCATCATTGATTTTTACTTGACGTACGATTACTCGTGGACGTGGACAGGAGTAGCAAGCGACTTTGCCCTTGCTTACATTTACTTGCGCGACAACGAAACAGGTTACACGTACGCGCTTGGCTCCGGCTCAACTTTGAGCGGCGGTTTAGGTTACGCGGCAAGTGGCGTCTACACCAACTCAACTTATTCGGGTACAACCTTTTCGCCGCCTAAACAAGTATCGGTGTTTCCAAGTCCGCTGTGGGCTTCTGCGAGCGGGGCGCACAAGTTTGAGCTTCGTGTCTCAATGACGGCCATCCCTGTCGGTGGGTCACCCGTGTCAACAACCTTTACCCTCAAAAATCGCGCATTTTATGCGCGCGTAACACCCTTCTAACCATCAGAAAGCTACCATGACTGACCGCCGAGATCAACCATCAACCGACGTGCTCGCCGCCAAGCTCGTGCACATCAACACTGCCGTCGACAAGGTTCTCGAGCAGACGATCCTCACGAATGGCCGCGTTGACCGCTTGGAGTCTTGGCGCGACCGCATGACGGGCGCCTGGCTAGTCGTTACGTTTCTTTCGCCGGTTGTCGCTGGCCTCATCGTTGGACTGGTATTGGGTCGCTGACATGGCCGCTATCCGTAACGGCCAACTACCCGCCTCAGCGCTCAGCAACATTCCTGGCGGCCGCCTCCGTAATGATGGCGCCGCCCGCAGCTGGCTGGCCATGCGCCAGCTTATAGGGCGCCGCTCTAACATCTGGCTCAGCCCTACTGGACCGAACTCATCTTACCGTAGCCTTGAGGTTCAAAAGCGGTTCTATTCCGCCTACTTGAACGGCACCGGCAACCTGGCCGCCAAGCCAGGCACCAGTAATCACGGCCTTGGCCACGCGGTTGACCTCCCGACCACCGCCATGCAAGCCCAGGTACGCCGCTACGGCCACCTCTTTGGCTGGGGGATAGCGGGCGGCAAGCTCGGCTCTGACGCGCCATCTGAGCCGTGGCACGCCACGTATTATCAGCACCGCGCGTCCAAGGCGCGCGTCGCCCTTTGGTATGGCCGCTACGTCATCTCTAAGAGGAGGAAGAAGCGATGAACAAAGTCAACCGCGCCCTCTGGCGCCGCCGCCTGAGCTACCGGCTCAAGCGCGCCTCGTACTGGCGCTCAAGGGGCAACATGCCAAAGGTGAACCACTGGATTGCCTTGTCACGCCAAGCCAAGGAGAAGCTCGGCATGGTCACGTTGGCGCCAGCCCGCGGTATTGACGTGTCATCGTACAACGGCTCGGTCAACTGGAAGGCGGCCAAGGCGGGCGGCATCAAGTTTGCGTTCTGTAAGGTCAGTGAGGGCGCCGACTGGGCTGACCCAACCTGGACAACGGAGCGCGTCAAGGCCATGCGCGCCGCGGGCGTCAAGGTGGGCGTCTACCACTTCCTCCGGCCGCGCCTGGGACGCACTGGCGCTGATGAGATGGCGTTCTTTATGAAGCGCGCTCGAGCCGCTGGCTGGGGCAAGCCTGGCGACCTAAGACCCGTCATTGACTTTGAGGACACAACCACTGCGACCAGCATGACGATTGAGTACCTGGCGAGCGCGGTTCGTTACCTCAAGAAGGAGACCGGCAAGGCGCCAATCATCTACACCGGAGGTCCATTCTGGGACAAGGCAACGGGGCGCCTGAGCTACAACTTTGAGTGCCCGCTTTGGCTGGCGGCATACGTCAAGAACCCTGACGCTTACCTACCGGCCGCCTGGAAAAAGGACGGCTACTCAATCTGGCAGAACACCGATAAGGGCGCCGTACCTGGCGTCCCTGGCGACAACGTCGACCAGAACATTGCTAAGCGGCTTCCGCTGCTCTAACTGGAGGTAACGGCATGGTGAACAAGAAGGTTCAAGCAGCAGGCGCCGCGGGCGCCCTGACCGTCATCGTAGTTTGGGCGGCCAACTCAGCGGGCGTTGACGTTCCGCCGGAGGTGGCCTCGGCCTTTACGACGTTGATGGCGTTCCTGGCGGGCTACATCAAAACCGCGTGACCCCAGACGCCACAACTGAGGAAGGGCTGCGCGAGTTATTCCTTCAGCATGGTAGCTGGAAGAAGGTCGCGGCTTCGCTCGGCCTGGGCGCCACGACCATCCGGTCGCGGGCGAACAAGTTTAGCGGCCTTGACATCACGCAGCTCAGGCAAGAATACCTTGATGGCCTACGCGCCATTACATCAGACGACCCAGCGGAATGGGGAGACATTCAGGAGCTACTTCGCTCCCGGAATCTCAACCCTGACGACTGGGTCGTTGTGCGTTGTCGGGTGAACCAGTGGGCGGATTACCAGCAGCTCCGCGTTGACTTGGAACCAACCGCCGGAATGGTTGTACCCGCCCGCGTTGAGGGCTGGCTGGCGCCGCCCGCCAGGCCACGCCAGCGCGCCCAGGGGGAGCCAGAGCTGGTAGCGTTCTTTGGCGACCATCACGTGCCATTCCATGACAAAGATCTTCACGGCGCCGTCCTTGCCTGGCTGGCCGAGCACAAGCCTGACCGCGCCATCATTCTTGGCGACCTACTTGACTTTGACGCCGTGTCCCGCCACCGTAAGACGCCGGAGTGGAGCAGCACGCTTCAGGACACGATTGACCAAGGCTACGGCCTGTTGCGGTCGTACATTGAGGCCAGCCCGAACACCGCCTGGTCAATGCTTGACGGCAACCACGAAGACCGCCTCCGCAAGGCCGTCCTAGATTACTTGTTCGCCACTTACGGCCTACGCCGCGCCCAGCCCGACGCCAACGACCGACCCGTCCTCTCAGTACCGTTCTTGTTGCGGCTTGACGAGCTGGGAATCGACTGGGTCGAGGGCGACAGCGGCTCATACGAATCTGGCCAGGTGAACGTCACAAGTGAGCTGGCCGCCCGCCACGGATGGATCGCCACGAAGGGTAGCGGCGCCAGCGCGCTCAAGACGATTGACCACTTGCGGTACAGCGTCATCGTCGGGCATACGCACCGGCAGTCCATAGTGTTCCACACCGCGCACTCGATTGACGGCGACCCTAGGACGCTGCTCGGTTGCGAGGCTGGCACCTTGGCCACGGTGCGCGGCGGCTTGTCTTACACCCAGGCGCCCGACTGGCAGGCGGGCTTCGCGACGGCTACAATCTGGCCAGGCGGTCAGTTCAACGTCCAGCTCGCGCAGTGGGTAGACAGCATGCTTCTTTGGCGCGACTGGAGTTACCAATCAGAGGGGGCAGTATGACCGACATGGAACGGGATAAGGAGTTTGAGGCGCAGTGCCTCAGGGAGGCTGGCGCGACCCTAGGAATGGAGCAGGCGGCGGAGGCGCTTCATGCCTTGGCTGACCGGCGCTGCGAACCTGGCGGAGTGCGGCTCCCGCCTGGGCGCGACTTGATTGAGGAGTGGATTGAGGAAGCCGCTGATGGCGTCGGCAACTACGGCACGTGGGAGTTGCGCCGCTTGATGCTCGCCAACGATGAGCGCGGCGACCGCGTCGCACTGGTTTGGGAGGCCATGCGACACGGCATCTTGATGTACGCCGCGCTGGCCAAGGCGCGCGCCCTGGGCGACTAAACTCAACCCGCGTTCAGCGCTACATTCTGCCGTTTGCCCCGCCTGGTTCACGCTTGGCGGGGCATTCTTTATGCTCTAAAACCCTTATAGAATAAGGCTCAGAAAAAAACTTTGGTTTCGCCCTTGTGTTCTGCTTGAACTTGTGTATTATAAAGGTTAGAAACCAACCAAAGGAAGCCACGATGACCAACTCAACCGCCACGAAGACCAACTCAAAGACAACGAAGTTTGAGGTTGGCAAGAAGTACAGCGCCTACGACACCGGCTGCGGCTCTTACCTCTACGTCTTTGTCGTAACCGACCGCACTGACGACAGCATCACGATTGAAGTCGCTGACGAGTCGCAGATGCTCAAGGATCAGAAGACAGCCCACGGCACGAGCTACGTCTGGACGAACACCATCGCCGTCGAGGTTCGCAAGACCGGCAACTTTGAAACCGCCCGCCCGTACCACAACCTTACGGCACCGCTGGCCGCCAACCGTTTCTACCGCTAACCAACCAACCAACCCAGGAGGAAGCCACCATGCACGCTCGTTTTCAAGTTACCAAGTTCAACCCAAACGCACCTGAAGAATGCGACGCCGTAGAGGACGTTCACGTCAACGACATCAAGGGCGTTACTAAGAGCGAAGTAGCAGCTGCCAAGGCTGAGGCTCGTGACGGTGCGTGCGCTGAGGTGGTAGCCGCTGACGGCGCCATTTATCAGATCACCAGCGTTGATGCAGACGGCTACCAAGTCAACTAACCAACCAACCAACCGAAAGGAAGCCACCATGACCAAGTTCGAGTTCGATACCACGGAATACGAATGGAGCCACGGGCGCAAGCCACGCGGCCGCGGCAGCTGGGCGTTCTTCGCCCAGGGCGCCGACACGTCCAACGCTGAGGCCGCCGTCTGGGCGCCCGTCGGCACCTGGTCAGAGGCGCGCCGCTGGGTGCGCGCCAACTGCGAGGCGGGCGTCTGGCGCGCCGGTACTTGATGATGGCGTTCATCCACTCGACGCTCTACGACCGCGCCCGTGATCAGCAGCGCCGCGAGTGGCGCGCGCTACGTGACCAAGCGACCCTCCGAGCTGACGCCTACTTGACGGTAGCGGCGGCTTGGCGGGTCGCAGTGGTTTGCCTTGACGCGGGCGACACGGACACGGCGCTCACGCTGGCAGAGGGCGCCCGCTCGCTAGAAGTGTTCGCTAATGGCGTGGACGCCAAGGCCGGATTGCTCTACGGCGCCAGCGACCTCAAGCGCGCCGCTGAGCGGCTTGAGCGCTCACTAGATGGTTGCGGCCATGAGTGACCCTGTCGCCAGCCACATTGCCGGCAGCCTTGAGAAGGTTTGGGAGGCGGGCGTCTCGGCCATGATTACCGCCAACGTCACGGCCGCCAGGTTCCAAGCCTGGGCGGACGCTGAAGACGAAGCTGACGAATACCAGAAGGCGGCTGAGCATTACTACCGTACTTTCAGCGCCCTCGCTGATGGCTTCGCTGGACCTCTGATCAAGCGTTACGAGCCAGCGGGCGCCGCCGCCATTCTGCGCCAGGCCGCCGCCGTCATGGACGACCTTTACACCTCAGAGCCAGCGCGGGAAGCGCTCGCGGAACGCGCCCAGGCGCGCCAGCGGCGCCGGTAAGGTGGCCGCCCTTGTGTTTGTCCAAGACTTGTGTATACTGACGTTCAGTACCAACCAAAAACCAACTAGGAGGAAGCCAAGATGAGTTCAGGAATTACAGATACAGACAGCATGATGAGCGTGCGGGAGATGCCCTGGCATGGAATGGGCGCCGTACTTGAGGATTACCCGCGGGGAATCGATGACGCCCTCGAGAAGAGCGGCCTGAGCTGGGAAGTTGAGCAACGCCCGTTGTTCGTTCCGGCTGAGACCACGCTGACGGACGCTGGCGTTGACCAGCGGTTCAGCAGTGTTGAGGGAACCGTCGCGAACGTCCGTAACGACAACAACCAGGTGCTCGGACTCGTCTCGGAGTCATACGAGATTGTTCAGAACCGCGAAGCGTTCAAGTTCCTTGACGCCATTCTCGGAACCGACCTTCTCTTTGAGACGGCTGGCTCCCTGCATGGCGGCCGCAAGGTTTGGGTGCTGGCGCGCCGTCCTGACTTCGTGTCAGTAGCGGGCGACAAGGTTGCTACTTACGTCTTCGTGGCCAGCAGCCATGACGGCTCCATGAGCGTGACGAGCGCCGTTACGCCCGTCCGGATTGTTTGCGCGAATACGTTGGGCGCCGCCTTGTACGGCACCACCGCGAACCGCACCTTCCGCATGCGCCATACGAGCGGCATTGGCGACCGCTGGGAAGAGGCTCGCGAGGTGATCGGCGTCACGGTTGATTACGAATCGCAGTTCGTCGCGCTGGGCGACAGCCTTGGCCAGAAGGCCATCACGGAACGTCAGTTCAGCAGCGTGCTGGACGGCTTGTTCCAAGAGGATGACAGCCTCGGTAAGAGGGCGCTGGCTAACCGCCAGAGCGCGAAGGCTGACATCATGACCATCTACAAAGGGGAGGGCGCCGCGGGTGACACAACCGGCAACGCGCCTGGCTCGGCGTGGACGGCTTGGAACGCGGTTGGGGAGTGGAGCGACTGGTACCGCGGTCGCACCAAGAACACTGACCAGATGACGCGCTCCTTTGAGGACACGGGTCTGAAGCAGGCAGCGCTGAACGCCCTGGTCGCCGTATAGAGGAACGGTTTGGCGCGCGGCCTGGCTAACCGGCCAGGCCGCGCTCCGGCGCCGCTAAGGAACCTTTGATGAACGAATCTACCGCTACTAAACAACTCAACCGAGCCATCAAGATGGCGGGCGGTCTTTGGACGGCTGGCGATATCGCCGCCGCCGCTGGCTGCACCGAGCAGGCCATCAGTGACCGCCTCAAGCGCGGCACGCTTCCGGCACCGGCTCTTGAGCTGGGTAGGTTGCGGGTATGGCTGGGAGTCCAGTTGCCAAGAGACATCAGGCGCGCCAGGGTCAAGCCCTAGTCGCCGTAACTGAGGGGAGCCGCAATGGAAGACAAACCGCAACCACGCTTTCACGTAGTAGGGGAGAAGCGCTTGGCTATCGCCAGGCAGCGCGACCTGGGCGCCTGGGCGCGTGCGCGCGGCATGAGCTTGAGCCACGTTCAGGAGGCTGGCGTTACCGTTGATGACGAGGGCGTAATCCACGTTCCGTATCATGTCTGGCGCTGGGCGCATCAAACCACAACAACCGGAGGAGACGCCGCATGAGTGACACCATCGCAACCGACCTATGGAAGGCGCTACTGGACGCCCAGCGCTCCGTCGCCAACGTGGCGCGGGGCGGAACCAACTCGAGCCAGAACTACAAGTTCGCCACGGCGGAGGACGTCATGCTGGAGGCCAGGTCAAGGCTTCATGAGCGCGACCTGCTACTGACCTTTAGCGAGTCCAACCACAAGATCCGTGAGACCCAGCGCGCCGACAAGAGAACCGGCGAGATTATCCCTGGCGCTACTGTCGCTACGGTTGAGTTGGACGGTTGCCTCATCCACGCGGCCAGCGGCCAGCAGTACACCTTCTCGGTGAGCGGCGAGGGCGCTGACTACGGCGACAAGGCGCTGCCGAAGGCATACACGAACGCGGTCAAGTATGGTTGCCGCCACCTGCTACTCATTCCGTTTGGAGAAGACCCTGAGGTTGACTCGCCGCAGCGCGGCCAGGCGGCGCCAGCCAGGCCAGCGGGCGACCCTAACTTGGCCACCGAGAAGCAGGCCGGAATGCTCTACGCCAAGAGCAAAGCCGCGGGCATGGACGATGCCACGTTACAGAAGGCACTCGCGCACACTTGCGGCGCCCAGGTGAAGCGCTGCGAGCAGGTGCCGCGCGGTAAGGTTGATGACGTCGTAGGCATGATTGAGTTGTGGGCGAAGAAGCAGCAGGACGCCGCCTCATGATTGACGATGAGCGCCGCCGCATAACAGAATGGGACGATCGGGAAGAAGAACGGAACCGGCGCCTAGATGAGGAATGGGAGTACCGCGACACGGAAGGCTACCCGCCTAAAGGGAAGCCAGCCGCCACGCCGAAAGACAAACCAACCAACCCGGAAGGAAGCCAAGAATGATTACCCTCGCTGACGGAGCATTACTAGTAGGAGCGTTCGGCCTGATGTGCGCCGTACTGGCGTTCATCGGTAACCTGGCGCTATTGCTCAGGGACGGCCGCCGCCTAGAGAGGCGCGCGCCATCACCACGCCGCGACCCGCGCCTCATGCGCGACACGGGAGCGTACCGTCATGAGCGCTGAGCTAAACCCGCTGGAGCCAAACCGGCCGCTACCGCCAAACCCGCAGACAGGAGAGCTGCTCGAGCTGGCCACCGCGCCGACCGCTGACCTGGCCGCCTGGCTTGACGCCGTCCGCTGGATGGAAGGGGAGCAGCGCGACGCCAAGCGCCAAGTTCAGGCGGAGATAATCAAGCGTATGGATACTGACGCCAGCTACACCTTGCGCGAGGGCGACTATGAGTTGAGCGGCGACAGCCCGAAGCCCGTTGAGGTCTTTGATGTTGAGCCGCTGGCCGCCGACTTGGACGACCTGGTAGCAGAGGGAACCATCAGCGCTGACGCCAGGGCGCGCGTCATCGTTGAGACGGTTGAGCGGAAGGTGGCGCTACGTGAGATACGCAAGCTCATGAACCTGGGCGGAGTTGTCGCGGGCGTGGTTGAGCGGCACCGCACTGAGGCGCCGCGTGAGCGCCGCGTTCGTGTCAAACGGAACCGGCCATGAGCGTCGTCATCCACGTAATCACGATTGAGAATGAGACGCCGCCATCACTCAACTCGTACTCGCATGCGCACTGGCGGAAGTACCACGCCATCAAGAAGTCATGGCAGAACCGCCTGGGCGCTGAGCTGATGGTTATGAGCAAGCGCCTGGCGCCCGCCGCCCAGGTTCACGCCACCGCTCAGCTACGCTTTCCCACGCGCCGCCGCCGTGATGAAGGCAACTACCGCACCGCGCTCGAGAAGTCACTCGGGGACGCCCTGGTTGAGGGCGGCTACCTGGTTGATGACACGCCAGACCAGTTCACCTTCGGCGCCCTGACCTTTGACGACACGCCAGGCCAACCACGAACAATCCTCCAGCTTCGCTGGACAGAAAGGAAGCCATGACCAGGACAGATGAGGTTCTAGCGGTTCTACAAGCGGGCGGGAAGGCGGGCGTAACAACCCGTCAGATGCTGGCCAGCACATCGCACCGTTACAGCGCGTACATTCTGCGGCTCCGTGAGCGCGGCTACGTCATTACGTCAGTCAAGGAGCGCGACGGCTCTTGGCGCTACACGCTGATTCGTGAGCCTGGCGCCGCCCAGGCGCCGCCGCCGCCCGTGACCACTTTTAGCCAAGAGGAAGCGCCCGCCATCATAGACGGCCAGGAGCAGCTCTTTGATGTGCCGCCGCATGAAAACCGCTACGTATCATGACGGAAAAGGCACTCAAGAAGAAGCTCGACCGCCAGCGCGTCAAGAACCTAGAGCGCGCGCTCAAGACGGAGCGTACCGGCCTGCTGGCTATGGGCGTAGCGTTCTGCCGTGAGGGCAACAACCCCGCTGGCCTCTTGGCCAGGCTTGACGCTATGGCCAGCGCCGTCGCGAACGACGGAAAGGCGCCAGGTGGCCTCCGTGAGTCTATTGTGAACGGGCGCGCCATCGTTGAGCAGGCCATTGCCTTGGAGTCGGGGCGCCCGCAAAAGCTCTTTGAGCCGGACGTTGGCCATTCTGACCCCGCCCAGGTGGCCGCCCTGGTTGACGCGCCGCCTGAGCAACTGAGCTTGAACGGCTCTGAGGAGCGTCTAACGGAACTAAACGCCTTTGAGGCGCAGGTCGAGGCTGGGTTGCTCGAGACGCTTCAGCAGGCGCCCTTGGCTGACGACGAGCTGTATGAGCGCTACCACCTGGTTATGGAACGGCCGCGCGTCACGCGCGCCAGCTTGGCCGCCAGGCGCCGCGCCCTGGCTGCGCGCGGCTTCATAGCTCGTATTGAGCACGAAGGTTTGACAAAGTGGACAACTATAGAGAGGACAGTATGACTGACGCAAACTCAAGTAGCAAGATTCACCCCAGCCTGAGCGGCTTTGAGACGCTCGCGGCTGACCTAAAGACGCACCCTGACAACGCGCGCCGCGGCGACACGAAAGCCATCAGCGAATCGCTGGGTAGGTTTGGCCAGCTACGACCGATAGTGGCCTTGAGTGACGGCACTATTGTGGCGGGCAACCATACCTTCCGAGCGGCAACTGAGGTGCTCGGTTGGACGACCGTCGCCGCCATGAAGGTTGACTTGTCGCCCGATGAGGCGCTGGCCTACCTGCTCGCTGACAACCGCACCGCTGAGCTGGGAACCATGGACGACGCCAAGTTGGCTGAGCTGGTAGAGCGGGCGCTCAACTCGTCCGCTGGCTTGGCTGGCACCGGCTACTCAGATAGCGACGTGGAAGACCTGGCCGCCCAGCTCGCGGCGCTTGACTCAGACGAGCTGGAATACCAGGCGCCAACCAACCAGTTCGATGACCGGCACACAAGCGTTGAGACGCCCGCCGCCGACCTGGCTGACCGCAAACCAATGGAGCAGTTCGTGCTCATCTACGACGCCGACAAGGCTGAGGAACTCAGAGAGGCCATCAAGACCCTCCGCGTCAAGTGGGGAGTCAGTGGGGTGCGCGAAGTTGTCCTCCAAGCCGTTGTTGAGGCGGCCAAAGAATGAGCGCCCAGGCGCCAGCCCTGGCGCCCGTCAGTCAGCAGTCCCGTGACTGGCGGGCGCCGGAGTTCAGGCGCGAAGCGTTCATTGACTTCTACGAGTTTCACCTACGCCACCGCGCGCACCCTGGCTGCGTCTACTACCTGCTGCCTTACCTGGCTGAGCGGTACGGTTGGACGCCAGAAGAGCGGCTCTGGTTTGCGTTCTTGAACGGCAATACCCAAAACCCCGTCACGTCGCTACAACTCTTCCGCCACGGCTCAACGCCCGACCAGGCCAGCGAGGTGCTAACGTACTTTGAGGCCACGCGCGCTGAGTTGGCCTGGGACACCGACCGCCGCTACCACCGCCGCGTCTTTGGCGGCGCCATGATGAGTTACCTTCAGCTCACGGGCGGCGACCAGGTTGACTTCTGGCAGCGCGCCGCCGCGGGCGGCTGGCCAGCGGTTTGGGCGGCCGCGAACCGCATCAGTTCCTTTGGTCGGTTGTCGGCGTTCTCTTACGCTGAGTACGTGCGGATAATGAACATCGAGGGCGCTGACTTTGACTGCGATGACCTGCTGCTCTACGACAAAAGCGGCTCGCGTAGCCACCGTAACGGCCTGGCCGTAGTGGGCGGCCGCGATGACCTTTACTGGCACGCCTCCAACCCTGGCTTCGATGGCACCTACACTCGTGACGAGATGTACTACCTGGTTGACCTGGGCGCCAGCCTACTTAGGGAGACCGCCAGCCGCGCCCAGGGGGAAGCCTGGGCGCGTGACGTGTCTTACTTCACGCTTGAGTCGGCGCTCTGTACGTACAAGTCGTGGCACCGCCCAAACCGCCGCTACCCTAACGTCTACAACGACATGCTCTACGACCGGATTAGGAAGGCTGAGCAACGCTTCCCCGACCAAGACTTCAGCGTCTTCTGGGAGGCGCGCCAGGCCTGCCTGCCTAAGTACCTGCGGCTTGAGGACGAGCCGTACGACCCAGGCTGCCGACCGCAGAAGCAAAACCACTACCGCCTCACGGGGGAAGTAATCATGATGGAGCGCGACTACCCTAAGTACGTCAACGGTTTCCGCGACGCGGTTGAGCAGGGACTCTGGGGAAGGCGGCCATCATGAAGGACACAATCTTCACGGAGCCAACCACGCGCCGCCCTCAAGTCAAGTGGGAGGACGACCTAATGACCCTGACGCCGGTTCAGCGCCTGGGCGACACCTGGTACAAGCGGGAGGACTACTTTGCGCCGCTTGGCTACGGCGGGATCAACGGCGCCAAGCTGCGCCAGCTCATCGGCCTCTTGGCGCCGCAAGTTGAGGCGCAGGGCGTCATCACGGGCTGCTCAGTTCTGTCACCCCAGGCCAGTATGACAGCGCTCGTCGCGCTCCACTATGAGCTGCCGGTTACAATCGTCCTGGGCGCCACCTCAGCGGCCACCGCCACGCGCCACGAGAACATTGCTATAGCTGACGCCGCTGGCGCGAGCTTCCATTACGCGCCGGTCGCTTACAACCCTGCCCTGCAGCGGGCGGTCAACGACTTACTGCTCGAGCCGGAGTACCGCGGCTACTACAAACTCGCGTACGCCATCACGGCTCCTGATGACGCCGCCGATGACGCCATCGTGGCCTTCCATGAGCTGGGCGCCAACCAGGTCGCCAACTTCCCAGCGGGCGCCCGCACCCTAGTCATGGCGGCTGGCTCATGCAACTCATCAGTCAGCGTTCTTTATGGCCTGGCCAGGGCGCGGCCAGCCAACCTAGAGCGCGTGATTCTTGTGGCCGTAGGACCGAGCCGCGTAGCGTGGATGGCTGACCGCTTTGAGGCCATTCGTCGCGCTACTGGCGTGGACACCGCCGCTTACCTTTCTACCCTCCAGGTTGAGCGGCATGACCTCCATGGGACTGGCTTCGCCGCCTACGGTGACCGCATGCCCTGGCGGGAGGCGGGCATTAGGTTCCACCCCACCTATGAGGGCAAGATGATGCGTTACCTTAGAGGCGCCCAGGCGGCCGAGTACGTTGGCGACGACGCCCTCTTCTGGATCGTTGGCTCAGAGCCTAAGCGCTCAGCCATGCTGGACGCCTTCATGCTTGACGGAATACCAATCAAAGGGGAAGTGAAACTATGAGGATGCTTTACGTGATAGGGGCGCCAGGCTCAGGGAAGACAACCGCGCTGCGCCACGTGCTCGAGCCGTTCAGCAAGGAGGTGGTCAACCTGCCGCCGAAGGTGACGTTCTATGAGGCTGGCGCGCTCGTACAGATTGGCTACGACCGCGGCACCTTTAGCGGGACTGACACCCTGGCCATGAACGCCCAGCCAAGAATCCTCCAGGCGCTTGATGACTACCGCTGGGACAACGTCGTCGCCGAGGGCGACCGGCTGGCCAACGTAGGCTTCTTTGAGGGCGTGCGCGCCATCGGTTACGACTTGACCGTGGCCTACATGGACACGCCGCTCGCGATGGCCGCTGAGCGCCGCGAGATGCGCGGCTCTGACCAGAACCAGTCGTGGGTCAACGGTCGCATTACCAAGGCTCACCGCTTGGCAGAGCGCTGCGCAACCGTTACCCTAGATGGCAAGCCGTGGTCAGACGTTGTCGCGCGGCAGTTAGCTTTACAGCCAGTATTCAACCAGGCCGCCAACGTCGCGGCCGCAAGACAGGAGACGCAATGAGACTCACGAAGGTAAAGTTGATGACCAAACTCAGCGACGCTGAGGTGCTCGAGATGGAAGGTAAGATGGTGCGCGATGAAGACTACGACGTGCTGCTCACGGGCGCCAGCTACGTGGTCAAGCCTGGCCTCAGTAAGGAGCCGCTCTGCGTCTACTTGCCTGGCGCCGTCAAGGCTGAGTGCGACGCCGCCTACCCGTTCCTGACTAAGATCAGAGACAAGACTGACAACCGCGGCGCTGCCAGTGGAACCCAGCGCGTCCGCACGACCGCCAAGATCACCCGCGCCAAGCGCGTGGCCAGCTCCATTCTTGGCTCTATGGATCCGCAGGGCGGCCGCTGGCCGTACTGCCGCTTGACTGCGTACACCGCCAGGGAAGCTACAGATTGGCAGGAGATGCGGCCGCTGTTCCAGGCCATCGCGAAGCGCTTTGAGGAGCACGTTCCGCACCGTTACGCCAACCAGGTTGAGGAGTGCCGCAAGACTGACCCTGACTGGGTAATCCCAGGGACGCCGTTCACAACCATCACCGTAAACAACACTTACCCGACCGGCATCCATACCGACAAGGGCGACCTGGACAGCGGCTTCTCAACGCTTGTCTCTATCCACCGCGGCGAGTGGGACGGCGCCCGAATCGTCTTCCCGCAATACCGCGTAGCGGCCGACCTGGGCGACGGCGACCTCATCATGATGGACGCCCACGAGTTCCACGGGAACACCATCATCATCTGTAAGTGCGGCCACAACCTAGATGAGGCCTGCCCTGATTGCGGCGCTGAACGGATCAGCGTCGTGTCGTACTTCAGAACCCGCATGACAAACTGCGGCAGCATGACGGACGAACAGCAGCGCGCCCTAGACGCCGCTGAAGCCAACAACGCCGGTCTCCTTGACGCCGACTGATGCCTTGGGCGAAGCTCGACGACCAGATGTGGGGTCACCCAAAGTTCATGGGACTCAGTAACGCTGCCGTCTT